TTACATTCTCCTTCTACTTGGCTGTTTCTACATCGTTTATAGCTGTAACATACTTAACTGCATAAGTTAACTTAGCTACACCTAATATTTGATCGGCTTCGCCGTCAAATTGGATTGCAGTAGAAGTTAATACAGAAGACTTGGCAAGTCCATTGATTGTAAAATCATTGGCCATTGCTTCCTCAACTTGTACTGCTATTGCATCGACATCATCGTCAAATGTGCCTGTCTCTCTAACATATATATCCAACTCAAGAGATAGATTTCTTGTAACGTCAGTGACGCCAATATTATATCTCTCACTAACTTCATTGCCAGTATATACACTAATAGCTGGTAATAGATCTTCGTTTAGCGGATGAACCCTCGTAGTAAAAACTCTACTACTCACCAGACTTACTGCTGACGTTAGTTGGCTAGCAACCCGATCTCTTATTTGTTTCCTAACGTGCGCCATTATTGTTTCTCTAACTGTATAGTGGTCACGCCAGTGCCATCATGTATCCAAGCGATAACTTTATATGTGACGGAATTAATAACCAATGTTTGCCCTGCGGCAATGCTAGAAATATCTGTGGTTCTGCAAGTGAAACGCGGCTGCTCTTGATGCACTTGTGCAGTGCCGCCAGCGTCCATTGGAACTGTTTCATTGTCAAAGATGCCAATGAGATCCGCAGACTGATATGTTGCAGTCGTTGCAAAATCCTCAATGGCAAACAATTAAGTCAGATCATCTGCAAAACCTATTGCCATTATTTATCGCTTTCTGGCTTTTCTAGCTTAGTCTCTGATTTTTCTAACCCAACTGATCGAGTTGTTTTCTTTGGGGCTTTGGCTTTTGGCGCTGCTTTTGGTGCAGATGCCGCCTCAGCATACCCACGATTAATTAGCTTCTCTGCTGTTCTATCAGGCAGATCATGCTCTTCGCCCTTCATCATGTTTCCACCGTGTCCAGTAAAACACTTCTCTAATATCTTAACCTTCATTTCATTATCCTCCTACAAAGGGAGATGGGGCATTTCTGCCCCACCTATATATCTTATGAGTGGTCAATCTCGTTTGTAATACCGAAGCTGACTGCGTTTCTAACACCAACGTCTAGTTCTGCGTGTAGCACCATACGAACTGTGCCAGCGCGTGATCCTGTATATGGATCAACTAGGATTGAAGGTGCGCCAAACTGAGCAATAATCAACTGTGAGAAATCACCGAAAATCATCGCAGCCGCGTCACTACCACCATCACCTGGATCAAGCGTTGTTGGCACGTTTGAGCTGAATGCAGCCGGATAACCGTAAAGATTATTCCAAGGATCATTCAACAACATTACGCTATCACTTGATGCAACTCTGACAGTTTGTGCCATTTTAGCTTTCACTGATGGGTGTGTTAAGAAACCAAGAGCGTTACTATTTACAACGCCGTTGTCCTCTTCCACCAACTTAACTAATGCAGTGATGTCAGCCCATGTTAGTGCAGCAACATCAGTATTCGCTGAAATATCAAGATCATTAACACCTGATGTATTCAAGATACCTGTTGGCTGTCCTGATGAACCAGAACCTTGGATTGCATAGAACTCAGTTCTATCTGCCGCTGAACGAAGCAAGTCATTTTGAATTACTTGTTCAATCGCCGGAACGCTTTCCATCATCAACAAACGTGACAAGTCAACAAATGCACCCATTGTTCTAGGCTGCAATGTTACACCACCGTCTGTACCAGCTCCATCGCCAACATCTGCTAGTTCTTCTACAAATGCAGCATTAGCACCAGTTGCCATCTTAGGCATTTTGACGCGGCCAGTTAAGCCTGTCATATATGTTGCTCCAAGACCGCTTAGAACTTGTTGCGCTCTAAGTGCTTCAATGAACATATCGCCACGATGTGCAGTTGGTACGAAGTCATCAAATACAACTTCTGCACCTGAACCGCCTGTTGCCGCTGTAGATAACGGACCACGTTGACCCCATGCAAAATCAGGAACATAAATTCCTTCTGCATCGCGTCCAACTCGTGTTGCGATTTCATCGTTCATTTCACGCTCGAACCCTGCTTTGCGCCAATCGCCTGAAATTTGCGCTTGAACCATACGGCCCAATGAATATTCACGCTTTTCTTTAACAGGTAGATCAACGGTTGCAGGAGCAACGTCTAGTGGTTTGTCACCGATTGCTTCTAGCAATGAACCACGGAATGTGTCCACGTTCATGCCTTTTGCTATCGCTTCATTACCTAAGTCACGCATATTATGTTTTGCTGCGATTGTTAGGATTTCTGCATCATTCTTTCTTGCTGCCTTCACTGCTTCAGCTTTAACAGCATCCAGATTGATGTCATTTTTGACTTCTTCTGTCATTTTTACATCCTCCAAAGATGGTTGAGTTTTAGTTTGTGCCGGAACAGATCGGCCAACACCCACCAGACTGGACTGGTCTGCTGGTACTGAAACGATACTGATTTCCATTGGTGTGGTGGCTACCCTGTAATAATCTTCAGGATCGTCATCACGATTTATTCGGCCATCAATTCGATAACCTACACTGATGTTTTGTCTGATGCCATCAGTAACATCATCGAACACCTCTGAAGCTAGTCCACTTTTTCCAAAGCGTACTTCTGCGCGTAGACGCCGCGCATCTTCATCGAGTTCAACCCTTTCGACAACTCCAATTTGCTTTTCCATATCATGGTCCAGCAATAATGGAGCGCGTCCACTGTTTAAGAAGTCTAGCTTCATACTCTCTTTGGTATGATCTATGACCTCCAATCCAAAAGATCTTTCAACTGGCTCCTCAGTAGATACACCGACTTTAACGCGCCTTGCATCTGCATCTATCGCCTTATCTTCTTTATCCATGTAATGATAACGCTTTTCCATGTCCTCACGACTGAAACGCTCTTCTTGCATTTCTTCCTCGTCATCATCATGGATTTTTGCGTAAGTAATTACATAAGCGTCTTCAGTTTCCTGAATGTCAACAATATGACGCTCTTCCATTTCTTCGAATAAATCATCTGCCATATCTTCGCCTCTCTTCGAACTCATTGCATGACCCTTTGGTAATAAATCCGTATCATGCTTGCCTGACCTGAATTTACCATTTCTTAACACATAAAGAAAGCTGTTTACCCTAGCATATGCCCATTGTTCTGGGCCAGTGACATTTGGTCTAACACTTTGTGGGTTAGTCTTATATGCGCCAATCCCTCTATTAAACACGGATGTTAAGGTTCTTAGATTAGTTCTTTTGCTAGCTGTATTGCCGACTTTCTCATTGTGGTCCTTAACTTTATTACGCAAACCTTCTCGAACCGCTTCAGTGACCGCTCTAACTCCACGATCCTCTTTCTCCAACCTATCACGAATATTCTTTGACCAAGTAAAACCAGCATCACCGCCCCAAAGCGCCCAAGCTATGCGTCCGTTGGATGGATAACCATCTTCACCCTGATTAAACCCTTCAGCTTTCTTATCAACTTCGTGACGGCTGAAGAAACTGTACATTCTAATCACTGTATCTTCAGATAAATCCTTATCGTTTACTATGTCTCTAGCTCTAGCTATTCCAACAGCCGTTCCACCGCGACCAAACTCACGCCGCCAATCCAAGCCACGTTGTGCATCTTCCTTCATACCTTTTGTCGGACTATACATCTTCATCATCCTCAGTGATTTCTGCTTGCACCGGAGCTTTCTGTCCGAATGGCTCAAATGCCATCTTCAATCCATAACGCTCTGCCATTTCTTTATCGGCTTGGATTTGCTCAAACAGATCCTCAACATCTCTACCGTAATTAGCAGCAATATCGTTCATGCTGACAATACCATTCGATAGAGCCATTACATTTGCGTTGATCTCTCTTTGTGGATCTACCCATGCAAAACCTCTGCCTCTGAAATGAACATTATCGGCAAATTTTCCATATTTAGATACAGGGATAGGAACTTGCCCAAAAGTAAGGGCGCTATCTAGCCAAGCACGAAAAACAGGCTCACAGAAATGCTGTATAATAAAAGATTGCAATGTTTTATAATGATCGCGCTCTTCTATCGTACCCTGACGAATTGATGAATATGAAACACCCTTTAGGTCATTTGATAAACTAGTGTAACTTACGTTAAGACCTGATGCCACACCACGCAAAACAGCCGCTTCAAAGTCGGCAAATGCAGATGTTGGATGAGCTGGGTCAATCATCTTAAAGTCATGGCCAGATGGCAATTGATAAACTGAAGCTGGAGCCATGTCGATTACTGGCACTTCATCTTCTGTCTCATCATCACCAATAAACTCATCTCCATCAGGTGTAGTGATAATACCAAATTTTGCAGCCGCAGCTCTAGCAGCTATCAGTTCAGCTTCACGATAACCATGCAGCATCTTCAGAGATGATATAGCTGGAGCCATAAATGGTTCGCCACGGTTCTGATGTGTCCTTTGCGGTATGAAAACATGAAGCATTTCATTTGCTGGAACACGAATATGCTTTCTACTTACCTTGTTAGCAAA